GTATGCTGGTGTAAATCCGTTAGGATCATTTACATTAGCCATTTATATCACCTTTATTGTTAATATAAGTTCAAAATATAGTTCTAAAGTACTAGCCTTTAGAACCTCCGCTTCCAAAAGTAACCTTAGATGACCTAGACGGATTGTCTATGGGCATGATAGGGTTACTCTCTCGCATAAGATTATTGTCTACAGCGTTCATTTGATCGTTGGAGAGTTGAGCATAATATGCTCGTCTTTGATCAACAATTTCCGCAGGCATCTTTGCGAGGATTAAGCCACCAACTCCTATGACTCCAGCGTGTTTACCATCCTCAACAGTAGGTGATTCAAAATCTGGGTGGTCTTCTGCTCTCACAGGTTCCCAACCTTCACGAATACGTTTTGACATATTCGCTTGATCTTGTTGTCCTACCATTGACTCTCGTATCCATCTGTATACATAGCCCTCTGGTGGGGTGGGTGCGTCTAATAAAGACGGTGGACTCCATGGTTTTAGGCGAGAAGTTTTTTCTCGACTTTCTGCAGATCTGGAGGTTCGATCTGATTTAGTAGTTTTAGTTTCATCTACCATTTTTTACTCCTTGATATGCTTAGCATATTCTTCTAGTGGCACACCTAATCGTTTCGCTATTGAAACTTGACTCGGTGTGAGTTGTACTTTTCTACGTGACCGTGTTCTTGCAGTAGTAGATCCTCTACTTGATCCTGCTACAACCTCGTTCACCTTGTTCTGTTGAGCTTGTCCTAATTTATGAGGAAAAGCTTCTGCCATTCTTTTATCCACTTCTGTGTAGTAATCATCAGAAGTTGGATCGTAACCTTCTTGCTCTACTAATTGCCTATGAAAAGCAAAAGCACTAGTAGTCATAGCTACATCAGAACCAAACCAGTCATTCTTTTTAGCCCACTCCTGAGCTTTAGGATCTGGTTCAACTTGAGGAGCTTGTTGTTGAGGCTGTACATTTTTATTTACAATCTCTTCGACATTCTCTTCAGGCTGTTCAGTTTCTTCTGGTTGTTTAGCTCTGACTCTTTTTAGGCTTTCTTCCTCAACTGCCAACTTAGCTAAGTCTTGTTGAGCTTGAATCATGGCGTCTGTATCACCACTTTCATATGCCTTCTTATATCGGTCTTGAGCTGAACTAAGTTCAGAAGATACTCTACCTTTATACTCATCATATAGGTTCTGATCAGTTTTTGAAAGTTTATTTTTGGTTTTATTTAATTCTTCTTGAACAGATTTAGCATAATCTAATGCTGCTGTCTCTCTTCTTTCAGATTCCCTAACTTTATAGGTCAACTTAGCAATACGTTTTTTAACCGATTCGCTATAGTCTTCTATTTCGTCAGACTCTTTTTTTGCTTCTTCCTTCTTAGGTTTTTCTTCCTCTTCAGGAACTTCTTCTGACTGATCTTCTTCAGTCTCAGGAAGTTCAACTTCTGTCAATTCTTCCTGCTCTTCTTGTTGTTGCACAGCTTCTTCTGCCATGTTTACTCCTTATAGTTGCGTGATTATATTAAGCTGTAACTACGTCTTCTGGGTTTTGTACTACAGCTAAAATATCATCATCGTTTAATAAACGCAAGTCACCACCATCAATTTTGATTCGTGCTCCTGCGTACCTGCCGAAAATCACCCAGTCTTTTTCCTTACACCAAGCACCCTCTGGGAACTTGTTTTTATCTTTGTAAGCATCTGGACCAAGTGAAACTACATACCCAACATTAGTACCAATACGTTCTTTTTCTAATGTTGAATCTGCTAAATATATCCCACCTTTAGTCTTTTGTTTGCGACTAAATGGTAAGATCATAATTCTGTAACCTGTGGGGGTAGGAAGCTGAGTCTTAAGAGATTCGTCTTCAGTTACACTTTCAGGTGTAAACTTTTGTTCTTCTTCTTTAGGGATCTCAACATTGGGTTCAGTGAATCGTTCCACTGTGTTTGGTATTGGTTCGCCACCTTTACCAAATGATTTTACTTCTTTCATTCTTCTCTATCCTTGAGCAGGTCTCTGATTAAGAATTCCGTAAACGACAGACCTGATATTTCGCCTACGATTTTTTGATAACTTTCAAAATCTTGCACTCCGCCATTAGCGAGTGTTTCTGTTAATTGCTCTTTTCTTTCTGCAATTAACTTCCTTAACTTATCTACCATTTATACTATTTTTTCTTAGCTTTTCTTCTTGATTTAGCACCAGAACACTTCCATCTTTTTCTTGATAAGTTATTAGGAGTGTTCGGATCGTTTTGTTTCTTTTTCGATAGCCTCTTTTTAATACCTAAACTTCTAGCACAATAAGAGTCACCTTTGGATGTTCCTGGTCTAACTCTTCTTTTACCGTCTTTGGCTTTTCCTGCTTGTCCGTAACTAACCTTTTTACCAGACTTAGTTACTTTGACTTTTGCTTTACCTCTTCGTGGTGTTGCCATTGTAATGTATTATAACTATTTTATCTTAGTTTAGTAGATTTTGTTTTAGTAGCTATACCGTTGCCTTTACACATGACTTCTCCGCCATGGTTCATCATTTTAAAATCAGCTCCAGATATTTTGCCGTCTTTGTTTTTATCTAATTTAGTTTGACCACCAATTAGTCCGCCATCTTTTTTACCTTGTGCTGCTTTTATTTGAGCTTCGGTAGGTGCACCTTTCTCACCTTTTTTACGCATACGTTCACCTGAGCCCTTTTTTATACGCTCACGTTTAGCATGGATGTTAGCCCATAGTCCTGGTTTCTTAGCCATGATTACTCCTTTCCACTAGGAGAAATATTGTAACTTAAACCTTTGGTGGCTGCTCCGCCACCTCTAGCTTTACCTTTGCCTTCACCGAAAACTTTCTTATTCAAGATAGCTCCCATAGTGACTGGCTTTGATAAGTCTATTCTTTTAGGTTCTTTTACTGTGTATTTCTTAAACATCTTAACCTCGCTTTTTAGCTTTTCCGCCTTTAGTCATTTTTTTGACACTTTTTTTAGGCTTCATTTTTTTGATAGTTTTTCTACCTCTATTCATTCCTGGCATGATTATACTCCTCTGTTTTGAGTGTCAGAAGTTCTGACATCTTTTAATAATTCTGTATATGATTTACGAATATTATCTTTTTCTTTCATTATAGCTTCTTCTCTGTCTTGAGCTATTTTCATTTCTGCTATAGCTTCATTAGATTCTATTTTAGCTAAATCTACCTGACTTCGTAAAGCATCACTTTGTGCTTTTTGTGCTATTTCTTGTTCTTTTAGTTGTACGATAGGATCAATTTGTGCGTTAGCTTGTGCTTGAGCCATAGCTTGTGCCTGACCTGTCACCACTTGTGTTGCTTGAGCTGCGAGTAAAGCTAACTCATTCATAACTTGTGGTGGTATTTCTGCACCAAGTTCTGGTAACTGTTGACCTAGTACTTGTTCTATTTGTTGTTTGTATAACATTGCCTGATGCTCTTGTATGTTAGCACTAATTGCTAATTGTGCTTGCTGATTCTGAGCCATCATTGGGTTTTGTAAGAATGAGCTGTGGGCTGAGATATAGGCATCATGGTTCTGGAACTCAAAAGCTTTGATAGGTTGACCTGTCATTGCTGCTTGTTGTTCACTTACTGGGTCACGTGGGGGTATTTGAGCTGCAGGTGGTAATATAGCATCTATATTTTTAACCTCTAGAGCTTCATACATACGCTTATAGGCTTCTCGTAAATCATGTATTTGTGGTGCTGCCTGTGCCATTTGTAATTCTTGTTGAGCTAACATTACCCTTTGAGCCATACTAAATATGTTAGGATCGCTTACTGGTATAATATCTACTCTGTCATCAAAGTCTGTAGCTTTAATTTCTCTACTTGCACCTGGAACATCATAAGGATACACAGGGGGTAAGCTTTTACTAAAGATACTAGCTAATAACCTGAACTCTTTTTTCTGAGCAAAGTGTAAACGTTTATGAATAGCACTCATAACCTTAGTACCACGCTCTAACATAGCTACAGTTGTGCCTACAGGTAGTTGTTGACTACCAATATCACCTACTTGCATGTCTGCTATGCTGGCAAATCGTCTTCCAGACTCAATAATTACACCTAATAACTGAGCTAGTACGTTACTAGGCTCTTTATAGGGTAAAGGCATCAATGCATCACGGATTGTGCCTCCTGGAACGTCAACATCCCTAAATTCTCCTGGTCTTAGGGGTTCATCTTCCCCTTGTACACGCATACCACGTGCTTTAAACCCAGCTGGTAGGTTACTTAGCGTTCCAGCGTCAATTAATTGACGTAAAACTGATGTAGCTGACTTAGTAAGCCCTCCTATCATGTGAATTAGCCCAAAACCGTAGAATCCAAGACCTGGAAGGAACTTATAGTGTACAAAATACTCCTTTTTATTGAATAATTCGTCGCCTTGTTCCCAATTACGTCGTATAGAAAGGATTTCATTACGGTCTTCAAGGATAGTTACCACATAAGGTACAGCAAAACCATAGTCATCTATGTCTGGAAGCTCTAAATTGACGTGTAACTCTATAACACTGTACTCTTCATAGTCAGCTATAGGAGGCGAGATGCCTTGTAACTCATCAATTTTCTCTTTTGCTTCGTTATATTCTAAATCTATGCCACTTTCACCTATAGATATGTCTCTATACGTGCCATTCATCTGTAATTTTTTAAGGTCATTACCTGTCATACTCATAACGTGAGTAAAACGTGGACTTGTTTCTAAATCTGTAGTTTCGTAAGCTACTACTAAGTCTTCGGCTTTTACTAGCCTACTGGTAGCTCTACCTAATAAATTGTCGTAATAGACTTTTTTGAATGCACTACCAGCTAATGGTAGATAAAATAATAAACTATCCATCTCTGGGTCATATTCTTTCATAACCTCTGTTATTTGATAGTTCATAAATTCTTTTACACGTTGACTTTGATCCATAGTTTCTGGGCTTTCATTACCCATGACTCTAGTTTTGATTGGACCACCTGCTGGTAAAAGTTCTTTGTAGGCTTGAGCTTGAAACTGAGTAACAGCTTCTGCTAATAGAGGGTGATTTACACCTGTAGCTCCAGGAAAAGGCTCTTCACGTTCTTCTGTTTTTATGCCTAGTAAATCTAAACCCTTAGTGAAAACATCTAGCCAATCTTTACGGGAGTCTTTGTCCTGTTCAAATGCATCAAGTAGTTCGGACGCCAAAGTATTAAGCGAGGAGGAATCTAGCACTTCCGCAAGATTGACCTGATGTTCAGTAACTATAACCTCTTCCTCTTCAAAAAGGGGAACTAAATTACCGTCCTGACCTACTTCAAAAGCGTTGGTCATCTGACCCTGAATATTCATTTCTTCAGGTAGTTCTACTTCTAGTGCTTCTTGGATTTCAACTGGAACTTCTAAAGGTTCCATTGGATTTTGTTTTTCTATTGCCATTGTTTAATAATAACTTATTTTTCGTTTAGGATATAGTTCTTCATCCTCATAATCGCTTGGTAGTTTTACAAACCCACCTTGCCTAAATCGTAAAAGTGCTTGAGTGGTTGAGTCGACTAAGTCGTCATGATCACCAGCAGGGAAAGCAGCACATTCTTCTCTTACTTCATTCGCCCACTTTGTGTCTGGTGCCCATACCATTCCTGATTCAAACAATGGAGCAGCAGCATTTACTCTAGCTACCTTATCATTTCCCTTTGACGGTGTAAAGTTTTGTACAGGTATACCTACATTACGCAGTTCTTGAGTTAAGGGCATACCACTGGCTTTTGCTTCTATAATAGTTACGTCAGGTTGCCATTCATGATATTGTTCTAGGGCTATGGCTTTTAATTCAGGGAAACTATATTTACCTTTTATACAATCTAATAAAATAATGTGTGGCGTTCTACCGTCATAAAAATCTTCACCTAAACTACCTTCAGGATAAAACACACCCCATGTAGTTATAGCCGAATAGTCTGACATTTCTTTTTTAAGAAAAGCTGTATCGTAACTTTGTATTAAATAGTCACAGCTTGGTGGTCGTTCTCTTTCCCATTCTTTCCACCATTCTCGTTTAATAAGTGCACCTTCCTCGGACGTTGGATTCTGCATGTATTGAGCGTGCCACTTTGGTCCGCCTCTTAACGTAGCTTTTACACTTTCAAGTTCATCCTTTGACCAGTATTCTGGCCATAAAGGTTTACCACTAGGCAATATAGCAGGAAGCTCAATAAGTTCCCATTGATCTGCCTTAGGATCACGTGCTGCATCTTTTAATAATTTACCTGTTAGGTCATTGATGTTCCAGCGAGTCATCACTATAACAATGGCACCTCCTGGCTGTAGCCTCTGCCTTGGACCAGACGTGTACCACTCGTAAGTATCTTCCATGGACTTTGGGTTCATGGCGTCTTGTTCGGAATGAGGGTCATCAATAATAAATAGATCCGCTCCCCTACCTGCTAGTGCACCACCCACACCTGCTGCGTAATATTCACCTTTACGTTTTGCGTCACGCTTGTCTTGAGTTTCCCATTTACCTGCTGCTTTTGAGTCTGGATTAATAAGTACGTCAGGAAATATTTTTTGAAAGTCCTCCGTTAACATTAAGTCACGGATCTTTCTACCGAACTTAACTGCTAAGTCTGCGGTGTGAGTGGCTTGTAATATTTTTAAACTAGGGTTACGTCCTACTAAATAAGCAGGAAAGTAATGAGAAGCAAACTCACTCTTCGTGTGCCTAGGTGGCATATTAATAATAAGCCTTTTAATTTTACCTTTAGCTATACGGTCAAAAGCATCCGCCATCTTTTTATGATGAGCACCACCTATGAACGATGGCCATTGGCTTTTTACAAAATCTAAAAAGCTGTCTTGTGCAGTTTCTATCTCTTCAATTTGTTGAAGTCTTTCTGCGAGTTCTAAGTGTTCCTTGAGGACATCCTCAGGTAGCTGTGCTAATAATTCTTTTTTCAATATCTAAGAGGCATTAAGGTAGCTAGTCCACCACGATTAAGTTTTAAAGTGGAAAGTTCATCTTTTAATTCTGGTGTTAGATTTATTTTATAAAATTCCTGATTGTTTGCGTCTGTAAAAAGTTCTGCGTCTAGTTTTACACCGTAGTCACGCTCTATTGAGTTTAAACCTTTTTCCGTAAACTTTTTATATTTTTTAGCCATCTCAGTTGCACCTTTGCTGGGTTGCATTTTAGCTTTAAAATCTATAGGCATTAGCTCGCCATCAGATTCAAATTCAGCTATCCTAACTGCTTGTGGTGTACTTAGTGTTTCGCCTCTTTGTCTAGCTACAGCGTAATCATTAACTGGGAACCAGACTTCATCCACTCCTGAGTTAGCTGCATCTTGTAAGGAAGTTTTCATGTGGACGTTGAACCACTCATTAAATAATGGTAACTTTTTAGGGTCGTAGTTTTCTACTGCTATACCCATTTCACTTTGTAAGTTCTTTATAAAATTTTCTTTAACTTCTTGCCTTCTTAAATTCATGGTATTGGCTTGTTCTAATGAAAAAGAACTACCTGAAGCGTTTATTTCTTTTAAATTTTTTATGTTTAATTCAGAGTAGTCTCTTATAAAATTTCTATAATCACTTCTCATTTCTTCTGTGGGTACAACATCATACTCAACGTTATCAAAATATTGTTGTAGTTGGTTGTCTATTTCTGCGTCTGGTATGTCATCTATTTGTTTTTCTAGATTTCTTATAAAATTTTCTCCTTCTATAGGAGTGCCTCTAAATCCTCTAACTATACCAGGATCTCGACTCAGTATTGTGGGGTCAAGAGTACCTACATTGTTGCCTACTATGTTATTATCTACTAAAATATCGAGGATAGGTGATTCTGTATCTATAACAATGTCGTCTACTACTGCTTCTAGCCCCATGTCTAGGTCTTCGCTAAAGTTATAAGGTACGTCTTCTGCTTTTTCAAACATTTTATATGCACCTGATTGACCTTCCGCAGGAATGCTTACTATTTTACCGTCAATGTTGTATGTGTATTGACGTGAATGAAATACTTTATTTTTACTAGAAGTTCTATTAGCCATAAAACCTTGACTCACTTCTGGGTGAGTGGTATTAGTAATATTATAAGTTTGTCCTTCTTTAGTGGGGTTGATATAAAAAGACTTGTGTTCAAAATCTATAGGAGTTTTACGTGCCTGTGCTTCTGTGATTGTGGTAGGGTTATCGTATCTAGCCACAAAAGGTGAGTTATACACGTAGTCCATTTCACGAGTTTGATCTGATGAGGTGTATGCTTGAGTTGGAGTATCTTCTTCATACCTAGCTTTATATTCTGTAAATCTTGGCTTGTTGTCTGCTATGTCGTTCAGTAGTTCTCTAGTAGTAACCTTACCTTTAGCTTTAAGTTCTGGGCTAACGTAAAGGTCTATCTGTTCTTTTACGTTGCGGTTGTCTCCGCCATACTTACCCATTAAAGTTAACATGTTGTTTATTTCGTATGGTTTGTCTGGGTTGGGGTATAGCTTTTTAAACTTAGGATTATTTACCACGCTCTCTTCTAATACCGTAGTAGCTGGGCGAGAGGTGTATTTATTTGCTGCCTTAAAGTCTTCCGTAGTTAATACTGTTTCAAAAGCTGTGGGTGTACTAGTAGGGGGAGGAAGTTTAGCTCCACCGCCACTCATGTCATCTTTTACAACTGTGCGTAAATTTCTGCCTGGAATTAAAGGTAAAGTTGCTAAAGTTTGTAAACCTATACCACCTAATGTTTCGCCACGGTCTTTGAGATATTCACCAGTTTGAAAATCTAATACATCGGCAATCCCAGGTACAAAACCAAGGACGTTAGTTAAATCTTCTGCTGATTCTCTAGCACGGTAGGTATCTTTAAAGGTTGATGGTCCATATTTTTGTAGACCTTTAAATAATTGTTCCTGTATTTTGCCATATGGACTGTCGTCCTTTAAAGTAGGAATAGCTTTTTGTTCTGGTGTTTTACGTGGTAATAGTGTATCTGTTAATTCCTCAAGTGACCCTCGACCGTATTTTAATTTAAGTAGTTCTTCAAGAGTCGCCATGTTTGTGTAGGTTGATAAAGTATTCTGCGTCAACTAATGCTAACGGCTTACTTTTGTTTCTTTTTATTATAACTAGACTTTCTACATTTTTACTAGTGTTACTTGAACATTGCTCATAAGCTTTCCACACGTTCACTGCTTCTTGGTTTTTACACTCAATAGAATAAGGAAATAGTTTTTTAGTTTGTACTCCCATAATCAAGTCTTCACCTGAGCTGCCCATGGGTCGTGATTCAATATCTTCTGGGTCCACGGACAATAGTTCTATGAGTTTGTCCCTTACCCACTGTTGTAGGCGACGACCCTTGGCTTTTGCGGAGCTAGTTTTTATTTGCCTTGCCCTCTGTATTTAGTTCGCTTTTTATTTTTATTGGTGCCTGCACCGTGGCTCAAACGTGAGTTACCTATAGAAGTTTTTTTCTTGATAGATGTAATTTTTTGTTTTGCCCATTGCTTAGCCATACCGCTTAATTTTATACTCCTTACGCTTACTAGCCAAATGTTCTCTATTTTGCATTATGAGCACAGGGATAGGGGTCGAATTATTACCGTCCGCAGGGTGTGACCAAAACCACTCGGCATCTGGATATTCGTCCGCTAGTTCGTGTGCCATGGACTCTAGTGTGTCGCGATCTGTCGAGGTATGACATTTGAACAGAACAGCGTCATAGTATTCTAATTGTAAATAAAGTATGTCAATTAATTCT